GTCTTGTCCGAGGTAAACCCCGTCCTCATCACGGTGCTCGCGGATAGAACCGGGCTCGTCCATCCACCAGCCCTGCGCGACGCTCTCGCCGTTGCTCAGGATGATGTTGGTCCCATCGTTCGGTGCGGTTTCGATAGGCATCCACCCGCTCGGCACCTCCTGCTGATGGAGGACGGGATAGGAGGCATTCTCCGGCTCCCATAGCACCTTGCCCCACGGGTCGATGCTGCCGCGCCGCTCTTGGCCGTCCACGCTTCTGGCGAAGTGGATGCGTTGCATCCGGTAGCCTTCGGCCTGCAAGCTCTCCCATTTCCGCCGCGCGACACCAACCGCGAACATGGGCGCGGGGGCGCCTGGCACGCCAAGGGTACTGTTCTGCTTCATGATGCGTCCGGGTCGAAGTGCGGGACGGTGTTCGCCACGCGGATTGCGATGTGCTTCACGAACTGCTCCGCCGGGATCGGAGGGATGCCGTTCTCGCGGGCTTCGTGCGCGTAGTCGATGCGGCTCTCTACGCGGTTCGCGTGGTCCACCACTTCGATGTGTGCCCAGTAGGTGCCGTCGCTCGCCCGGCTCACTTCGACGTGACCGCCCGGGAACTTGATGACGCCGGTCGCGGGCTCAGGGTTGCGGCGGTCGCCGTTGAACGTGATCTGCACGGCGTCGTCGCTGTGCGTGACCTTTGCCTTAGCCATTCGACGCGCCCTCCCCGCCAGCATTGCTCTGCGCTTCTCCGACCATCGGGCAGGCGCTCAATGGGCCAGGACACGGCTTCTTGAAGCGGTCCACTTTGCAGCGCGGGCAGATAGCCTTCGCAACCTCATGCTGAAAGCGTTCTGTCTCCGCGAGCGTTTGCGCCGCCAACACGCCACGGGTGCGCTCAGCCTCCAGCAGGATGTGGACGCGCGTGTCGATGCGCTTCACTGCCGCTGCCGCGTGATCGCGTTCGCGCAGCAGTTCCATCACGGCCTCGTAGGTCATGAACCGGCCGGTGCGGAATCGTTCGGCCTGCGGCTGAGCGTTGAACTCGTCGCGCAGGGTGGCGAGAAATGCGCTGTCGTTCGCGTTCATCGCTTCGCTCCATCAGGTAAGCCCACCCCAGAGGTGTAGGCGGGATGCGTCAGTAGCATCCAAGTCAGCATGGAGGCGGCGCGGTCCATGTTGCTGGCACGCTCGTCCTCGTCATTCTCCTGGCGCAGTTGCGCGGCATCGTCGCCAAGGCAATCCGCAACGGCCTCCACGTCTTCGCGTTCCCATGCCTCCGCCACCGGCTCGGGCTGCTTCTGGAGGGCGGATTCGGCGGCGGCAAGGGCTTCGCGCGCAATGTCCTTGGCCCGCCATCCGATGGACAGGCGTTCGTTCTCATCGTGCCGCTCGCGCGCCCACAAGGGCTTGCGGTGTTGGTCGCAGATGCCGCATTGGATGGGGTGTCCCTTGTACCGCTGGCATTCAGGGCATGCGGCGATCTGCTCGTCCCAGTCGGTCGGGATGCCGTCGAAGGGGCGCGGCTCAAGATCGCGAATCTCGCGCAGCGCCTCCACCGCCTGCTGCAATACCTCCCGCATACCGGAGGGGGTGGTAGGAGTCATGCTAGCTCTCCTGCGATAAGGCCCGCTGCGATGCTGTCACCGCAGAACTCGACGCAGCCATCGGCCCGCGCGTAGTCCCGAATCCAGCCGATCGCCTCTGGGTCACGCAGCTCGCCCACTGGCTTGCACCAGAAGTCTTGGCACCCACCGAGCCCGCTGGGGGAGTAACTACGCCCGGCCGGCGCGACCACTTCCCAGGTGCTGTCGGTGAGGTAGTCGTGCCAGCGCGAGCCGATGCGGACGGTCCGCTGGCCTCCGGAAAAGCTCACGGCCCAACCTTTCTCTCCTTGAAGTTCCCGCATACCGGAGGGGGCGCTCTGTGCTTTGGGAGGGGTCATTTCGCGCTCTTCGCCCAGTTTCGCCTTCTCTTTCAAAGCTTCTCCTTCGTCTGCTGCGTCGTACAGGTCTGGTACGTCTTTGCAAATAGAGGTGGGGATCATGCGGTCACCGATGCTTTGAGCTGTTTCAGCCAGTCCGCCTCTTCGCCTCGCAACTTGGCTTCGTTCTCCATGACAAGGCGAGCGAAGTCCAGAAGGTCGGACTCCAGTGCTTCGATGGCTTCCTCGTTGCGGGTGATGCGCTTGATCGTGAGTTGCCGGCCGATGGGGGCCAGCGCAGGAGCCCACAGAACCAGGTCAATCCACTGCCGGCCAGTCAGCCAGAGGCCCCCGAGGCATTGGTCCATGTACGCCGACAAGTCGCCGTCACCTATCACGCGGCAGATCACATCGGCCGACAGGAGCGTCTTGACCTCCAGCAGACCATCATCGCCAATGAGGCCATCCGGCGAGTACAGGTAAAGGTCATCATCCGTGGTGATCGCGCCGACCTCCTGCACGATGTGGCCGGTTTCGATGTCGTAGGCGGTGCGGGCGTGCGGCTCCTGCTCCTTGCCTTCGCGCATCTGCCAGTTCTCGAATACCTTTTCGATCTGGCATCCGGCGATGCGCTCCACGGCAACTTGGGCCGCGTAGGCGCAGCACTTGGCGGACGGCTTGCCGACCGTCTCGCCCTTGGCGGGCTTGAGGCGGTCGCGGGCATCCTTGTAGCGGCTTGCTGTGATCTTTCCCACGCGCAGGTTCAGCCACGCCTCGGAGCCCTGTTCAACGTTCCAGATTTTCACGGTTGCACCTCCGCAACGTCCTTCGGTTGAACGTCGGTCACATCCTGCGGCGGGTTGTCTGCGCGGCGAGCTGCCGCTTTCAGACCTTCGTGGTGTTCGGCCAGGAGCTTTCGGTTTGCCTTGCCAGCGTTCGCCCAGAACGCTTCGTAGGCAGCAACTCCCTGCATCGCGGCATCGCGGGCCTGTTCCAGCAGTTCGGCGGGCGGCTGCGCCGCCTCCGGGACGGTGGGCGACTGCTCCAAGCCTTCGCCACCTTCCGTGTTCAGGAAGTGAATCGCCTTTTCCAGGCGGTCCGTCTTGGGCCAGTACTTGTACGCCTGCTTGACGCACGTTTTCTTGACCATTTCACCCTCGTCCGTCACCCATGGGCAGGACTTCTTGTCCTTGATCCAAGCCTTCCACCCGGCCGAGCGGTCGCGGATTGCGTGGACGCTGGCGATGTCCATGGTGTGCGTCAGGTACTCGCCATCGGCCGTCTTGACGACCACATACACCCCCACGACCGGGCCGCGGTTCGTGGAAAACGGCGAGTAGTTGTGCGTCGGCGGCTTGTCAAAGCCGTTGAGAACGAATGTGTCCTTTTCATGCACCAGCGCGGCCTGTGCCCACTTGATGGAGCCGGTCGCCATCGCAAGATCCATCAGGCCCATGTAGCTGATGTCCAGGCAGATGCGACCGTCACGCGGCACCAGATACGCCTGCTTTTTCGCCGGGTTCAGGCTGATCCCGATGGCGGCGATGTTCGTCACCGCGTCGATGACGGACTGGCGCGCGGAGGCGGCGATTCTCAGCGTGTGGTCGTTGCGGCTGATCGCCTGAATGGCGAATCCCGCCTCACGCTCAAAATTCAGGTCGCGGTCGCTGAGGACGGCGATGAACGAATCTCGGACCGAGTAGATGTCGTCGGTGACGACCTGAAGAGTGTTCGTCATGATTCAGTTGAAGTACGGAATCCAGCACTGGAGCGCCAGACGCGGCGATGTGCGGCGGTTGAAATAAAGCCTGCGGTGATACCCGTACAAAGCGACAAGCTCGGCGAGTTCACGCACGGCTCTTCTCCTTCTTCAAGGGCTTCACGTTGGACGCCTTGACAACCTTGGTGGCGGATTCCAGTTCGCGCCTGATCCTGGCGAACGTCTTTCGGATGTCCGTCTGGCTGGCCGGCGTGTAGACGAACGCCGGATCAAGCAATCGAGCTTTCTTCAAGTTGTTCTCCTTCACAGATAGCCGCCGTTGAACGCCAGCGCCACGATGACCGCCGATGCGATGACCAGCAGCCATCCCCACGGGCCGCGCAAGATGCGCTCGGTTTCCTCGCGGCACGCCTCGCTCTCGCGGCCTTCGTTCGGCCAGGCCGGATCGTTCTGCGCGAAAAGGTGCTGCCCGCTGATGCGTGCGCGCTTCATATCGAGGGCGTGCTTCATACGAAATCGGCCTCCGTGTCAGCCCAGCGCTCGCCCGCTTCGGCGAGCAGCTGCTGTGCGTCGCGCTGGCAGCCGCGGCCGGCCGCCGCGTTCACCAGGATCTGCATGGCGCGCTGCATGAACGCGCCGTGCTCCAGGGCGGTCTGCATGACTTCGGCAACGGTGGACTGCACCCGATCGCCATGCCGGTACGTCTTGCGGGGAGCGAACAGCGCCAGCGCGTTGACGTCGCCGGCCTCGACAGCCTTGGCGAACAGCGACTGGAGCAGCTGCGCGTGCAGCACGCGGTCGGCTTCCTCGCGTTCGAGGTCGGAGAGGACGGCGTTCATGACGCGCTCCCGATGGCCTTGGCGACCGCCTCACCGAAAATGTCGGCGTAGTAGTCGATCAATTCGGCGACGTTGCCGTCCTTCACCGATGCCAGGAACTGCTCTGCGGCTTGGAAAAGATCAGGCGCGGCGGCGACCAGGCGAGCATCAGCAATGGCCGCTGGCGAATCAGCGTCGTCGTGAACGCACTGCAAAAAGAAGAATGCCCCCTGGCCACATTGACCCAAACCAAAACGCTTCGCGCTGTACTTGGCAAAGGTCCACGGCCCCGGAGTGAACGTCGCCTCACTCATCGCCATCCCCTTCCATGTTGGATTCAGGCTTCCCCTGTTCCTGAACGACAACCCTTGAAAAGCTGTCGGCAGGCGTTTCAGTGCTGACGCGATAGACGATCCCGTCACGCTCGAATTCAAAGGACATCGCTTTCCTCCTCGTCTTCCTCGTCGCCTTCTGGCTCCGGCGCTTCCGGGCATCCAGGCCGATGGCCGTTGGACATGCACTCGCTGCACCAAGCGAAGAGACGACGATTGCGCTTGCGTTCTGCAATGGCCTCAGCTCTGAGGTCTTCGTCCGCCTCTCTCTCTTGAAAGTCGAAGATGGGCATGGCGTCACACCGCGAATGACGACCGGCGCATGGCCCACAAGCGGACCTTGCGTACGGCGATGCGCAGCACCCTGCGACGCTGGCGTGCGTTGCCGCTCGGTTGACTGCCGCTGCACCTGATGTATTCGATGGTGTTGCAGGCCGGGCATGGCACGTCGCCGCCGATCGTCAGGTATTGGCCATCGCCGCTGTCCAAGTCCCACAGGTAGCCGTCAATGCAGCGAGCGTCCGGGTAAGGAGCCCCGAAGTGCGGCGCTTCGTATCCGCAAGTCATGCTGTCTCTCCTATTAGCTCTGTTGTGAGCCCCATTCCTAAGCCTCCTAGAGAGGGGGCTTCAGGATGGGGATCAGGCTTCCGCTTTGACCGCCGCGAGCTGACGCGCCAAGCTCTCGACTTCGCGCTTCACGTACTCCAGATCGCGATAGGTGCCGTACTCCCACGAGCGGTCGTAAGAGGGGCACAGATCGCCGCTGTGCGCGCAATCGAAGCCAAGCCACCACACATCGGCAGGACGGCCCGGCTCGGGGATGTGGCAGATGCCGCGGCCGTCCTCTCTCGTCGTCTCCGCACAGGAGTCGGAGAACGTCAGACCGCCGTGAACCTCGGGATAGCTGCTGTCGCCGTCTTCGGTGTCGAACAGCACGGCGCTGTAGTCGCTGCCGTGGAAGCGATGGCCGGGAGGAACGCCGACATAGCCGCACAGCGCGCCCGAGGGCCCACGGTGGATCAGGCAATCGAGGCCAGTGGCGGCGTCGATCCACTGCGCCTTGTCGGGCTCACTCTTCCAAGGGCCGTCGTCCCACTTGGACTTGTCCGTGAAGTGCCATTCGCGTTGCATCTGCCTTCTCCTTCATTCGCTCTGTGTTTGGGGAGCGAGTGGGAGGGAGTGTAGGTCAGAAAAACTGACAGAGCAAGAAAATCTGCCCTAGGTGTTTGCACTACCTGACAGGCGGTGGTCAGGTTATCGAGCGCTCCAGCAAACAAAAAAAAGCCCGCTCAAGGCGAGCGGGCTGTGCGGCGTGGAGGCTGGCGAGCGCTACTGCTTCACGTTCCGAAGGTCGCAGGAGTAGATGAATTGAGCGACTCCCATGGAAAGCATCCCGCATCTTCCCTGAGCCTGAAGAGCCTTCGCTCGCTCGATGTCATCAGGGCTTGAGATGACGACAGGTATGCCTTCGCGCCAAACCTCGCAGCCTGCCTTTTCGGCATCCTCCTTGCGACCGAAAAACTCTTCACGAGAAGCAATGGCGGCCTTGACACCGCGCCCCTCGCGCAGATCCGCAGCAATCGAGAGTGGGCAGACCATCGCGCCGGGCGTCGTCTCCAACGGCTGGTCGAAATTGACCGGTTGTGATTGCTGCTCTCCAGGTTTCTCTGATGAAGAGCCTCCGCCGTGGTACAGCGATGCCCCCACGAAGAGCGCCAAAAGAACGCCGAAGAGGTGGCGCAACTTGAAGTGGCGCTGGGCGAGTGGGACTTTCGGCTTGGCCCCGCAACTTGGGCACGCCGCGGCCTCTGTGCTCACGTTCGCGCCGCATTCGTGACAATTGATCAATGCCATGAACTAGTCCCCTCTGAGTTCGGCAACCATAGCAAGCAGCAGCACCGATCCTGGGTCGCTTTGATCGCCAGTCCTTTGCGCGATCTTCTCCAGCTGGGTGGCGATCTCGTCCTTATCCAAGACGCCGCGCTCGTGGAGCGCGAGAACCAATTGCAAGTGGGCCGTGGTGAGTCCGGCAAGCATGTGAACGGTACGATCCCCGCCCTTGTGCGTGAGCTGCTTGTCCGGCGCTGACCAGCGAATCTTGATCACCTGAATCTGCGCTCGACTGCCCGAACGACCCCGACAATAACAGCCTTGCCCAGCGGCTTGATTGGATAGCGTGGGTTTAGTGGCTTAAGGTACAGGTCGCCGCCGTCGCGAATAATCTGCTTGAAAGTCGATTCGCCGTCACCGTTCTTCGCGATCACGTAATCGCCCGGCTGCCACTCCATCTCTGGTTCCACAATCAGAATGGCACCCTCGTGAAAGTCTGGCTCCATGCTGTCGCCGCTGACGCGCAGGGCGAAGGTGTGACGTTTAACCGGAACGGTGGTTGAAATTCTCTCCTCCCCGCCGTCCCCGGGGTGGAAGTTGTCCACGTGCATTTTGTAGTTCCCCGCCTGCACAGCCGATATGAGTGGGACCGTTCCTCGCACCTCTGGTCCCACCTGGACGTTTTCACTGCCGCCCATGAGCTGCGCTACGGTCAACCCTAGCACACTTGCAACAAGCGCTTGTTTCTCCCGGTTGGGCGCGGTGCCTCCTTCGGTCTCCCACTGAGTAACAGCGGTCCGAGACACGCCGCAAAGTCTGGCCAGCTTGGCCTGCGACATGCCTAGCGCTTCCCGCCGCTCTCGAATGAGGCGATGAATACTCATCCGAGTAGGGTATTCCCGACATGCGGCAGAAAATCTTGCGCAGTCAGAAAAACTGACCATAATGTGAGGGGTGAACGCAATTTCAACCCCTTTGGATCGGGCCATCGCTGCTGCCGGCGGGATGACCGCCCTTGCTCGCAAGCTCACCGAGCGCGGCCACGATGTTAAGGACCACCGGACGGTTTACCAGTGGACCAAGACGCGGGTTCCGTCCGATTACTGCCCTGACATCGAAGCGATCACGGGCGTCCGGTGCGAAGACCTGCGTCCTGATGTGAATTGGGGCGTCCTTCGTAAGAAGGCGAGGGCCTGACGCATGGACGTCGTCTTCAACTGTCTCGCTTGCGGGAAGCGTGCATCGCGCAACTTCCGGGCGCGCCAGCGCCTTTGCTGGTCGTGCGTCGGAACGCACCGCGCGGAAGGAGCCGCTGCAGTCAGGCAGGTGACCAGGGCGATTCGCCTTGGGCAGCTTCCGAAGCCATCCACCTTGCAATGCGTTGACTGCGGCAACCCGGCTACCGAGTACGACCACCGCGACTACGCGAAGCCTCTGGACGTTCAGCCGGTTTGCCGTAGCTGCAACAAGCTGCGCGGCCCCGCTCGCCCTGCGCTCACGTTTGAACTCCCCGCCTAGCCCACCCCCACTCAGGAGGAATCCATGGAAAAGCAAACATCGTTTCGCATTGGAGGCTGCTACAGATTCGCTCGCGGCGTGGTGATGTTGTCGCCTCACCCTTTTGATGGGTTTGCCAGCGCATCCCTGTTCCTTGGCGAGCAACTCCATGGCCGCTGGAGCCTGGAGACTGGCCTTTGGTCCTCGTCGCTCGGGGATAGAGCGCCGTCTTGCGAATGGCTCGACCTGCTTCCCGGTGAGGTCCATCACGTCAACGGCGAGTGGGTTCCCGTTGACGACCAATGCGACGTAACCCAAGCCGACCTCGATGCTCACCTGTCCAAGAGCCTCGGTGGTGTGGTGAGCGGGAAGCTGCATCCTGCCGACGCAAAGATGATCGAGCGCGACGGCCCTGCTAAGCCCGCAGAAGTGTTGTTCAACGGGCTGACCGTCGAAGAGACGGAAGCGACGGCCTCCGTCATGGGCATCGTCGCCGCCAAGCCCACTCCCATCGGCCTGACCCTGAGCCCCGACCTGATGGGCGAAGACCTGGCCCGTCACCAGCTCGCTATCCACAAGGCGTGAGTCGTGAACCATCGCGCGATGCTGCTCCAAGGCAAAACCTCTGGCTTCGTCCAAAAGAGTGACATCGGTTCGCGCGGTGTGTGGCATCAAAAAATTTTGCTCCGCGCGCAACCTGAAACGCACTGAAACCTACTTACCGGGAGTTTCCGTGAGGCAAGTGGAATTGAACTTTGACGCCGGTCTGACCGAGCAATTTCCCGAGTTCCGGGACGTTGTTAAGGCGTCCGTCTATTCGTGTGGACGGCAGTTCAAGGCGGTTGCCGCCGATCTTGACATGAGCAGCGCGGAGCTTTCCCGGAAGCTGGCCGACAACCCCAACGACCCGGTGAACTTCCCGCTTCACCTGCTGCCGGCCCTCATTGAAGCAACGAAGGACAAGCGTCCTGTGTACTGGCTGGTGGAGAAGTTTCTGGAAGACGCGGAGACGAAGAAGAAGAGGGCGCAGGCGCAGATCGCCGACATGCTCCCTCAACTCATTGCGCTGGTGAAGACCGCACAAATGGAGGCCGCATGAACTGCAAACCGGGTGATCTGGCAATAGTGGTGCGGCATGAGCGCGGCGGATCGGCCATTAAGGACTGCCACGGGATGATCCTTGAGGTTCTGTATCTAGCGCCGCCCGAGCCGTTCAACCTGCCTGACGGACAGCGCTCCACGCGCGGCTCCGGCACGGAATGGGTAGTGAAGGCAGCGCGCCCGATTCCCGTTCGGATGCCTGACGGATCAACTCGCATGGCCCAGTACGGCAAGGCGTTCGATGCTTTCCTTCGCCCGATCCGCCCCGGCGACATCACCGACGAAGAAGTGCGCGACCTCTACGCGCCCAAGGTTCCGGAGGCCGCATGACAGCAGCTAGCTTGTTTTATGTGAGGGGGAAGCGGTGAATGAGCTGGCTCTTTTCGCGGGCGCTGGTGGAGGCATTCACGGGGGAACGCTCCTTGGATGGCGGACCGTATGCGCAGTCGAGCGAGACGCATTCGCCGCTGGCGTACTCATCGCCAGGCAAAACGACGGCTGCTTCCCGCCTTTTCCAGTATGGGATGACGTGCGCACCTTTGACGGAAAGCCATGGCGAGGAATTGTTGATGTGGTTTCGGGAGGCTTCCCGTGCCAGGACATCAGCGTCGCTGGGAAGGGTAACGGTCTTGACGGCGAACGCTCCGGACTGTGGTCGGAAATGGCTCGGATTGTTAGCGAAGTTCGACCAGGATTCGTCTTCGTGGAGAACTCCCCAGCTCTCACTTCTAGAGGGCTTGGGCGAGTTCTCAGAGACTTGGCCTCGCTGGGGTTCGATGCGGAATGGGGAGTGCTGGGAGCGGCAGACGTGGGAGCCCCTCACCAGCGGGATCGCATCTGGATCGTGGCCCACACCGACAGCCACGGACTTCAAGAGCGAGGCGATGTCACCGGAGCTGGTGGCTCGCCGGCAGGCTCAGAGCAGCAGGGGTGTTCGACTCACGGAATTTCTTCATCGCAAGAACCTTCCGACACCAACCGCTGGAAACGATCACTCGGGCGGCAGGCTGGACGAGTGGGGCGGGAGCACGAACCCATTCCGCGGAACGGAGGTTGGCCGCTTACGTCTGAACCCGTCCTGGGTCGAGGAGCTGATGGGGTGGCCAATCGGATCGAGCGCCTACGAGCCCTTGGCAACGGCCAAGTTCCGCGAGTGGCAGCAACAGCATTCCGTCTTCTAACGGAGGCATGACGCCATGCACCAATCCCATCCCCCCATCTGCGCCGCCTATGAAAGCGGCATGCATTCCGCGTCGCCTCAGGCTAGCACGCAGGCTGGCTCAGGAGGTGAGGGCTCATTCCAACGGAGTACGTCGGACGGCGCTGACATGAGCGACTCCGAGAGAGAGGAAGCCATCCGCCAGGCCGGAATCGCCATGCAGCGCGCCTATTGGGACTACGAGAAGACCGGCGACTTCGGCTCACTCGGAGAAGCCCACAGGCAGCGGATTCGCATGACGGAACTGATTCGCGGGCGCAGCAAGGAGCAGGTGGCGCGCATGGAGCAGGAGAGGGGCATCGCCTGATGGCTGGTGGTATGGATTGGTTCCGCTGGCATCACGGATCCGTGACGGATCCTAAGTTCCAGCTCGTCGCCCGAAAGGCCGGCGCCCGTTTGGGCGACGTCATTACCTTTTGGGCGTTCGTGCTGGAAAAGGCCAGCGCAAGCGCAGACCGCGGAACCATTGGCCCGCTGGACCTGGAGACGATTGACTTCCTCCTCGGATCCGAAGAGGGAACCGCTGCGCGCATCCACGATGCGATGACTGGGCGGGGCCTCATCGTGGATGGCCGAATCGTCAAGTGGGAGGAGCGACAGCCCAAGCGCGAGAGGGAAGACGGATCCGCTGCTGAACGCAAGCGCCAGCAACGCGAACGCGAGGATGCTGTTCGCCAAGATTCGCCATTCGACGCCACTAACGGCAATGTCACACCAAGTCACGCCACGTCACGCCAAAAAAAGCCTAGAGGAGAAGAGAAGAGAGAAGAAGAGAAGAACCCTTCGGGTTCACAGGCGTCGGACAGGCCGACGCGGCGTGTGCGTGGGGATCGGTTCGTCCCTGACGACTTTGCGGTGACAGCGGCGATGCAAGCGTGGGCCGAGCAAGAGGCTCCGCTGGTGGATTGGCGCCGGGAGACGGAGAACTTTCGGGATTGGGAGTTCAAGCACCCGCGCTCCGATTGGGAAAAGGTCTGGCGGACCTGGATCCGGAAGGCGCAGAAGGACGCGATGGAGAAGTCCGGCTCCGCCAAGGCTCCGATGCTGCTGGCGGGGGCCGTATGAGCCTGCGCCAGATTCGCGCCCTACGCCAATCCGGCCGCCGTCCCGCGATGGTGACGGTCATCCTGGGCGAGCCTCCGAGGTGGTTCGAGGACGGTCCGCAATACGCCGTCATTGACCGCGACCCGAACGAGGTTGACTTCGGGCCGCTGGTGGAGATCCCGGTTCACGTGATCGACCTGCGA